AAAAAGGAAATGCAATTCTTTCAAATGCTTCGTAAAGAAGTAGAGATTGGTGCAAATGGCACATCTAAATATATGATTAAAAAAGGACCTAATAAAGGTAGGTTTGTTTAATGAATCTTACTCGTAACTTTACTCTTTCCGAGTTAACTAAATCCGATACTGCTATTCGTAGAGGAATTAATAATAATCCTTCAGCAGATCAAATAGAAAAACTTAAATTACTTTGTGAAAATATATTACAACCTGTAAGAGATAGGTTCGGAAGAGTTAAAGTAACAAGTTGCTTTCGATCCCCAGAGCTGTGCCTAGCCATAGGTAGTTCAATCGATTCGCAGCATACAAAAGCTGAAGCCTGTGATTTTGAATGTCCAGGCGTAGATAATGCTGAAGTTGCAGATTGGATACACGATAACCTCGATTGGGATCAGCTACTCGTTGAGTACTACACACCGGGAGAACCTAATTCTGGGTGGATACATTGTAGCTATGTAACTAAAGATCCTAGAAAAATGTTTTTACACGCTTATAAATCTGAAGGTAAAACTAAATATAAACCTATCATTGGAAAAGCAAGAGATTTAGTGTAAGGTCATTTTATGTGGCCAACAGTTTGTATAGATAACTTTTTTGATAATCCTGATGAAGTTGTTAAGATTGCAGAAAAAAAAGAATTTCCTATTGTAGGTAATTATCCAGGAATAAGAACTCATCTATTTAGTAAAACTGATCCTGAATTACATCAATCCTTAAATGAAAAAATAATATCTATTTATTACCCTACTGAATATAAAAATTTAGGTTTTGAATCTTTAACAGGATTCCACAAAGTACCGAGTGGTTTAAAATATGATGGTTGGGTACATAAAGATGAAGCTCAATTAAGTTATATAATTTATTTATCTAAAGACTTAGATATAGGTACATCAATATATAAACCTATTAAACAAGGAGCTACAACAATACATAATGATAAAAAAAATGAATATTTTAAAAATAAAAAGTTAAATATAGCTAAATATAAAAAAGAAAATAATAATCAGTTTGTTGAAACTGTTTCTTTTAAAGGAGTTTATAATCGTTTAATTGTTTTTGATTCTAGACAATATCATGCAGCTCATATAAATAATTCAGGAAAAGATAGATTAACAATATTAGGTTTTGTATTGAAGTTATGGAAAAAGTAAAACATTTACTTTTGTTTTCTGGTGGGCCAGATAGTACAGTATTATTAAAATATCTATTAAATAAAAAAGATATCGATCTAACTGTATTTCACGTACAGTTATCTTATAAATTAGATACTTTTGAAAATTCATTAATACAAAAAGAACGAACACATCAAATAATAAAATTTTATAAATCAAAAGGTTTTAAATTTGATTATGTAGAATCTATTATTGGATTTAATTTTACTGATACTTTATTTGGTGATGAACATTGGGCAGATGATCAATGGTGTACGTTTCTAGGAGCAATGGTCTGTAAAAAATTAAATATAAATAATATGTGGACAGGTTACTTTGATTACACAAATAAAAATAGAAAAAAGATATTAGGACACGAACATTATTGGATATTCGATGGAACAATGAACCAATATATAGATATGGTAAATTCAAAAACAAAGATTAATTACTTAAATCCTAAAACAGAATTTAAAGGTAAAAGTATTGATAAGTTTAAAAGTAAAAAAGAAGCATTATTATATCTTGAACCAGAAGTAAGAAAACTAGTAAGATCTTGTTATGGATCTATTGATTTTTGTGGTACATGTTATAAGTGTGTATCATTAATTAAAAATAAAGTTATGAATAAAAAAGGAGAACTATTAATATGACAATAGGTAGATCACAAATGACTCAACAAATAGAAGGAAAATTAAGAGGTGCAAAAAAGAAAAAAGCACCAGCAGGGTATCATTATATGCCAAATGGTAGATTAATGAAAGATTCCGCGCATGCGAAAAAAAAGAAACCCAATAGCAGAAAAGCTTAGAAGTTTACTCTTTAGGTCTAAAGTGATAAAATCTAAGAAGTTATATAACCGCAATGAGGAGAAGTTATACACTCTCAAAGTGGCCACTAAAAATTATGATTAAAAATTTTAAAGATATTGTAGTTTTATTAATCACAACTGGTGTTTTAATTTTATTAGGTACTATTATTATTGGAGATTATATTGTAGCACTAGAAGAAAATAGACCTGTAGATGAAAGTGTTATTACACTTATGAAGATGTCAGTTACAGGATTAATTGGAGTTATAGGTGGATACATTGGAGGAAGTAAAAGCTAATGGCAAAAAAAGGACCTTGTTGGGAAGGATATGAAATGGTTGGTATGAAAACTAAAAATGGTAGAAAAGTACCTAATTGTGTTCCTAAAACAACAAAAGCATATAACGGTAAATTTATTCAACACGATTCAGCAGATATCAAATTATCAAATCCTAGCTTAGTATCTTATTATGGAGATTTACTAAAGTAATCCCTAGTGTTATTATAATATATTAATTAAGGAGATTATTATGATGAAAATGGGTGGTGGGCACAAAGCCTACAAAATGACTGGTAAAATTGGAAAAGCTAAATACGGTAAGATGATGAAAGCTAAAACTGGAAAACTTACTACAGCTCAAAAAAAATTACCTTTAGAATTACAACAATCAATTAAAGCGTAAGGTTATGAAATGGCTACATCGGGAACTACATCGTTTAATATCACGATTGACGAAGCTATTGAAGAAGCTTACGAAAGATGTGGTGTAAGAACTAATTCAGGTCACGATATCAAATCAGCTAGAAGAAGTTTAAATCTTTTATTTTCTGAATGGGGAAATAGAGGAATTAATCTTTGGAAAGTAAAATCAGAAACATTAACGCTTGTAAACGGAACAGCAACTTACAATACACCAAGTGATTGTAATGATGTTCTAGAAGCTGTTGTAACTACAACAGGTGGTACTCAACAAACATTAACTAAAATTTCTAGATCAGAATATATTGCTATTCCAAATAAAACAGATACAGGAACACCTTCACAATATTACGTTAACAGACAAATTACACCAACTATAAGTTTATATCTAGCTCCTGATACGAGCGCCGTGACAAATATATTTTATTATTATCTTGCACGAATACAAGATGCAGGAGCATACGCTAATACAACTGATATGCCATTTAGATTTTATCCTTGTATGGTTTCAGGATTAGCATTTTATTTATCACAAAAAATTGCATTAGACAGAGTTCAAATGTTAAAAATGTTATACGAAGATGAATTAAAAAGAGCATTAGATGAAGATGGACAAAGAACATCTGTTTACATCACACCTAATGTTTATTACCCACAAGGATAATAATGGCTTACGCAAAAGGTAAATACTCACAATCTATTTCTGATCGATCAGGTCAAGCTTTTCCATATAGAGAAATGGTAAAAGAATGGAATGGCTCTTGGGTACACATATCTGAGTTTGAAGCTAAACATCCACAACTAGATCCTAAACCACATATGGCAGATCCAATTGCTTTATGGAATGCAAGACCACAAAGAGCTGCACCTGTAACAGTTTATTTAGATCCTCAATATTGGGATGGTCAATGGACTTCAAATGGAATGCAACCTTCAACTCCTTCATTACAAGAAAACAATAGAAGACAGTTGGGTGCTAGAGTAGGGAGTGTTACAATAGCTTTTCCTGTACAGTCAGCACCTACAACAGGAGCTAATTCGACAACAAATGTAGGGAGTGTTACAATAGTTATATAATGACGTTTGCAGAATTATTACAAAAGGTTAGAGATTATACTGAGGTAGATTCAAATGTATTAACTGATTCTATTTTAGATAGTATGATTAGAGATGCTGAACTTCGTATATTTAGAGAAGTCGATGCTGACTATGCTAGAGAATATGCAACAGCAAATCTTAATATCAATTCACCTTATTTATTACTTCCTAATGTTAACGCTTCTTCTGGAGTAACTTCAACAAGAAGAGCTGTTATTGTTAGATCATTTTTAGTTTATGATTCTTCTCAAAGTCCTACAACTAAAGAATATTTAGACAAAAGAGACACAAGTTTTATATTCGAATATAACTCAACAGGAGCTACAGGAGTTCCTAAATATTATGCAATGTGGAAGGAAACTTCAGTTAT